CACTAGATTTATTCATGATGAAAGCTTTATAAGTAGGCATAGCACAAAGACGTTTACGGCAATGATTGATATGTCTATCAAGGCATCCTTCATTTAATCCCCTGATAGGTCAACAATGGGGTTGATAACGTACTCTGCAAGCTCACTACGGTCTGCCCATTCTTCAGCATCGAATAGTGTATTGAATCTATCCATGTGGGTTAAACCATCATAAAATAGTTTGTACGTGACCAGATAGCCGACAATCTTAAAGTTTTCCATGTTAATGCTCCTTGAATGCGATCGGTTTGGTAGTGGACCAGCAAAGCGCACATGTCATGCATGATTGAGTTTTGCCAGTTTGCTCAGGGCATTGTATACCTTCGCCATTAACGTTAGCAGACATGATACCGCCTTTGTCACTGAATCTAATCCATGCCCTGCTATTCTGCAAGCCTGAGCGGATAACATCCATAATGTCTTGCTCTGACCTATGAGTGTAACCGAATACTCTAAGTGCGGGATACTCTAGCAATGCGTCAACCCAGAATTGAGCGTATGCTGCACTGAAGAAGTCGCCTAGGATGTGCAAGCGTACGACAAAGCCTTCAGGGTGTATACTAGACAAATGTGCTAGCTCGTCGGACAATCTAAGCATAAGTAGGTCGGGATCGTCGGGTTTAATGCGATGTGCAAATGCCATGTTATTACCAAAGCAGTTAGCCCATTGCTGGCAAGTGCGTGAGCATGTGGACCTTTCCTCTAGTGTAAGAGAATACACTGGAAAACCCTTCCATGCGCCTTTGGTAATGGTTTTGCTGCCATTGCCAAGCTTGTCGTTGTAGGATACTGGCTTCAGTAACCTATGCTCATAGTCGGACACCATACGTACGGTTTTCTTGTGTATCGTAATGGCCTGAGACAATGCAGCATGTTCTGCACGTAGTCGCATCATAACCTCCGTTATAAAGTTTACTTGGCATAGTACCCTCATCGAAGGCACTATACCCTGTATACTTTACTTGAAGCTAGTGACTTTGTCATGCCTGATGAAGCCTATATTGGTATTGTATACTGTGACATCGCCACGGTATGGAACCCTGATTGTGCTTTTGATGATACCTCGTTTGATGATGATGCCGTTGATCCTACCATGCTTGCTATACGCTGTCACGAAGCGTGTTGATGTTGCTTTCTTGACTTTGTTTACTAGCAGTATTGATTTGATGAAGTCTAGCATTTGATTTTCCTTTGTTGTTTGACTCGGCGTTGTTGCTTCGTCCATGTGCACATTATGCCTGAACTGCAGAGTATTGCAAGCTCAGTAGTACCCTCTAGAGGGTCCAACATAGTCTTCCCCGTCTGTCAAGTACCACTCATCAGGTAATCGCTACCGTTCGTCAGCTAGACTATGCCATTCGTCAGTGACATCGCTATAGTTACTGAGCTGATAAGCGGTAGTTTTACGCTGACAAACGGCATAGGGGGAGGGGTAGCAATGTTGTTCTAGCGTAGTAGCACCACAACAGCCTCAAAAAAGAGCAAAATAGACAATGCTAATGATAATCCATTACTAATAAGAAATCTCTTTAGAATCAATGAGTTAACTATATTGCCTCTGCGGAGCCTCTGACACCATGTTAATGGAGTCCCGCTGAAGCCTAGAAAGTTGGTGGAATCTGCACTGAATATGAAGAAATAACTTGACAAACTCTGAAAAATATGCTACAATAAGTCCTTCTATGTAGGCTATGAACAAAACATCGTATAAAAACAATTCAGTAATAGACATATAACTAATCGTCATACACTACATTGTAGATACATAAAATTATATACACCCTACAGTCCTGCCTTCCGGCAGAGAAACTATATAGAGGTAGTGATGTCCGAAATTAAAACTGAAGACGTAGTATCTGATCTTTGTTCGCTACCTTCATCGGTCAGCCAGGATGTCGTGGCAGTCAATGAAGAAAAGAAAGTGCCTGCGAAAAAAAGGAAAAGAGGAAGACCAAAGAAGGAAGAGGTACAGAAGTACATCAAAAGAGCTAAAAGAGGACGTCCTCCTGGTGAAGCAGCAAGGATTAAAGAGTTAACAGCTTCGCTGTTGCTGACACACTCACAGGCTATTATCCGTAAGATTGTTCACAAAGCATTGAATGATGAGGATAAGGATCAGATGGCAGCACTGAAGTTGTGTGTTGATAGGATGTTGCCAGTATCTTATTTTGAGGATAAAGGTGTTGGAGGAGGCTCTAGAGCCATTACTATCAACATCACTGGAGTGAATGATAATCCAGTAGAAATGATTGAACATGAACCTGTTGAGGTAGAAACCACGTTGATTGATTACGAAGAAGAAGAAGACGATGAGTAATTTGAATGTAGCTCTTCTTCCGTGGCAGCAAGATGTCTTTAAAGATCCTGTACGCTTTAAGATTATTGCTGCTGGTCGTCGTACTGGGAAGTCTCGTCTAGCTGCTTGGACACTTATTATAGAGGCTTTGCAGTCAGACAAAGGCCATATTTGGTATGTAGCACCTACACAGGGTCAAGCTAGAGATATTATGTGGTCTACGCTGTTAGAGCTAGGCCATACAGTCATTAAAGGTAGTCATGTTAATAATATGCAGATTACCTTAGTCAATGGTGCAATGATTTCACTAAAGGGTGCAGACAGACCAGAGACAATGCGTGGTGTCAGCTTAAAGTATTTAGTGATGGACGAATACGCTGATATGAAGCCACAAGTGTTCGAACAGATCTTAAGACCTGCTTTAGCGGATCAGAAGGGTAGAGCAATGTTCATTGGTACGCCAATGGGTAGAAATCACTTCTATGAGCTATATAGGCTAGGTGATAGCGGTAAGGATAAAGATTACAAGGCATGGCACTTCACTAGCTTTGATAATCCATTGTTAGATCCAGCAGAGATTGAAGCTGCTAAAGGTTCAATGTCTAGCTTTGCTTTCAGACAAGAGTTTATGGCTTCGTTTGAAGCAGCACAGAGTGATGTGTTTAAACATGATTGGATTGTTGTTAGTGGAGATGAGCCTGATGAAGGTAGTTACTTTATGGCTGTGGATCTCTGTGGTTTTACAGATGCTACGCAAACGAATAAGCCTAAGAATACAAGACTGGATGAGACAGCGATAGCGGTTGTTAAAGTCAATACCAGAGGCTGGTGGGTTGCTGACATACTACATGGTAGATGGGATGTCCGAGAGACAGCAGTACGGATTCTTAAGACTGCAAAGGACTACAACGTCACTTGTTTAGGGATAGAGAAAGGTGCGCTGAAGAATGCAGTGATGCCTTACATGCACGACATCATGCGTAGAACTGGATTCTTTCCTAGGATTGATGAACTAACACATGGTAACAAGAAGAAAGTAGATAGGATTGTTTGGTCACTACAGGGTAGATTTGAGCATGGAAGGATTGTTCTTAATGAAGGTTCATGGAACAGCGTCTTTATTGACCAGCTAATGCAGTTTCCTGACTCAAAGACTCATGATGATTTGATTGATGCACTGAGCTATATTGACCAGATACAGACTGCTAGTTGGTCACAATCAATCGATGAAGAAGAGTATGAAGTTATGGATGACGTAGCAGGCTACTAATAGGATACTTGAAGATGAAATTTGACTCAGATACCACACCTCAGAATGCTCTTGTAGCGTTTGTGATGGAACGGTGTGATCAGTGGAGAGATCATAGAGATGAAAACTACTTAGATCGCTGGGATGAGTATGAGCGTCTATGGCGTGGAATCTATGAAGAAGGTGATCGAACACGCTCTTCTGAACGGTCTAAGCTGATATCCCCTGCCCTACAACAAGCAATCGATAACAAGACATCAGAGATTATCGAAGCTGTATTCGGTAAAGGTCAGTTCTTTGACATTGTTGATGATCTACAGGATCAAGACAAGACAGACATTGAACTGATGAGAAAACAGTTACAACAAGACTTTGACAAAGATCGTATTCGTAAAGCAATAACTCACATCGTTACCCTTGCAGAGGTATACGGCACTGGTATCGGTGAGTTGATTGTCCGAGAATTCAAAGACTCTGCACCAGCTACCAGACCTACAGCAGTGCCTGGAATGAATATGGTAGGTGTAAACGCTACGAACAGAATCTCTGTACAGCTAAAGCCTATTAACCCTAGGAACTTCCTAATCGATC